CGCCCACCGACAGGGTTTTCGCTTGTGCCATTTCGTTGCCTTTCTACTTGAGGTTGAGGGTTGTGCCGGACGCCGTGCAGGTGCTCCCGAACGTGACGGTGCTGCCCGATGCGCTGGCCTTGGAGGCGGGGCAGTACACGGTGCCGTCGTCGTAGATGAACGCGTCCGTGGCGTCGGCAAGCTTGCCGTACAGGTCGGCTATCTGCTGCTTCTGCTTGGCCATGTCCGAGCTGCCCGCGCTGCCCTGCGCCACGCTGTTGGCTATCTGCAGGGCGGTGTTGGCCGCCGCGTCGGCGTTCGAGGCCGCGCCGTTTGCCGCAGCCGTGGCGGCTTGCGAGGCCGTCTTCAGCTGTGCCGCCTCGGTGACGCGGGCGCTTTCCGCCGTGGCGCGCTTCTTCTCCGCCTCTGCGCGCCCGGTTTCGGCGGTCTGGCGCGTCTTCTCGCTCGCGGCGCGCTGGTTTTCCGCGCTCGCGCGGGAGGCCTCGGCCTTCTGCATCTGCGCGTTCAGCGCGATCACGTCGGCTAGCTGCCCTTCGAGGTTCGCGATGATCGCCTCCACCGCATCGACGTACGGGCCGGATATCTCGCCCGACGCGCTCGCCGAGGGCAGCACGTTCACCAGGACGTTCTCGGTGGTGGCGTCCAGCCCTGCCGCGTTCCGCACGCGCACGTAGCACACCTTGAGCAGCCCGGCCACGCCGAAGACGGCGGGGTCGACCGTCACGGTGGCCACGTTGTCGCTGATGCCAGCGAACTGCTGCTCCACGTAGGTGTGGTCGGGCTTCGCAGCCATGAGGTGCACCTTGCAGCCCGTCAGGGCCGCCTTCTTGTCGCCGTCGTAGATGGCGGCCTTCAGGACCTCGGCGCTGTCGCCCTGGTGCACGGTGATGACGGGCGGCGCTATGTTGGTCTTCTTGAGGTTGAGCGTAAGCTCGTGCGTTGCCATGTCTCATTCCTTTCCTTCGGCCGCAAGTGTCCGCGATATGTCGCCGGGCTGCGCTCTGTGGACCCCGCATATCTCCTCGTCGGTGAGCGCCGAGAAGTCCACGGCGTTGGCTTCGCCGCCTTCCGCGTCCATGACGGCCACGGGGCTGGACACGAGCGTGAAGCCGCCCTTGCCGTCGAACTCGAACACGTCTTCCGATTCCACGATGGCCCGCGCCGTGGCCGGGTCGCTGATGCACTCGAACACCGGAAGCGCCTCGGGCGGCTTCGGCGCGCCGTCGAGCGCCTGCGGCGCTTCGGGCTGCTGCACAAGGTGGTAGAACATTCCGTTTCCTCTCTTGCTTGGTCTAGTTTCCCGTGATGCTGCTCATGCCGGTGATGATTCCGTTCACCACGTTGATGGTGCCCCACGTCCAGTTGTTGCCGTTGTTGGTGATGCACCCGATGAACTGCGTGGAGCCCGTGTATCCGTAGGTGCCGCCGCTGCTCGGGTTGGTTCCTATGGCGAACTTCGGGGCGAGTATCCTGGCGGTGCCCGACGACCCAATGTCTGCGCGGCTGCTATCCAGGTACACGTAGTTGCTGGAGTCCTCTTGCAGCTTCACGTACGCCGAGCCGCCCGCGTTGCTGTTGCCGCTCTTCATGTACAGCTGCTCGTCGGGATGGCTCATGTATCCCGCGTAGTAGGGGGTCGTCAGCCACGTCTGGCGGTAGTAGCGGTTGACTGCCAGGAAGCCGTAGCCGCAGGTGGATATGCCCACGCCGTCGGTCGAGCTCGCCGTGGGGCTGTCCTTCGCGTGGACGGCCTCGATGGTGCAGTACTCGGTCGAGCCGTTCACGAACGACGCTCCCGGGTGGTTGTTCGTCGTCGTGCCGGTGGTGATGTAGTTGGTTGACGACGTGCCGACCATGTTGCAGCGGAACATGGAGGTGCTGCCCACCAGCACGGTGCCCGCGATGATGGAGCCGTTCTTGTCGTATATCTGGAAGCCGTTGGTGGCGTTGATATAGACCCTGTTGCCGTTGCTGTCGGTCATGAAGATGGAGCCGTCGCGCAGGTAGAAGGCCCCGCTGTCGAGGTCCCAGTACGAGTTGCCGCCCTTGATGCGGCCCGTGGTCAGCTCGTCGGCGGTCACGCCGTCGCCGGTGATGGCCGTGCGCCACTTCCACGCGCCGCTGGAGTACTTTGAGTTGGCCACGCCGATGACGCCGCCGCCTATCTTCACGCACTTGGTCGCGTTCTCCGGCTTCTTGTCGTACACGAGGATGCCCTGGCCGGGCTCCTCGTACACCCAGCCGCCCGTGGTGTTTATCTCGCTGTTGAGCATTTCCACGATCTTCTTGCGGATATCCGTCGGCAGCTGGTCGAGCTGGTTCTGCAGCCCATCAACCTCGCTCTCGGCGCTCGTCAGCGAGCCGGTGACGCCTTCCAGGTACTCCTTGTTGGCCTCGTCTATCTGCTTGAGCACGCTCTCGCTCTGCTCCACCGTGGTGTCGGTGTAGAGCTTGAGCACTTCCTCAAGGGACAGGTTGCCGTCGTCGGAGTACTTCTTCAGCGCCTCTTCCAGCGTGGTGTCGCCCTTGTCGGCATACTCCTTGAGGGCCTTGTCAAGCGCGTCCTTCACCTCGTCGGTGTAGTCCTTGGCCGCGCCGCCCTGCTCCCTGGCGAACGCCTCCTGGCGCTTCTCGGAGGCCGCCAGGCTCTCGCCCCATTTGCCGGTCGATGCCTTGTTGGACGCGTTTACCGCGTCGGTCACGGTGGCGCGGATGCTCGAAGCCGTTCTCTTTGCGCTGGACTTCTGGGCGGCCATCAGCTCGGCCACGGTCTGGTAGTTGCCGAACGTGTAGGTGACCTCGCCGGGGCGCAGCTGATCCTCCACCACCTTGGTGATGCGGGTGCGCACGCGCAGCGGCGGGTCGTACACCTTGTCCACCACGGTCACCAGGTCGCCCTCGTCCGCGCCCTCGAAGCCCTCGCCGGCGCGCGCAAGCGCCGTGGCGTCCACGGTGTAGGACACGGTGGGCACGCACGACTGCGCCAGCTGCGCCTCGGTGAGCTTCTTCAGCTCGGCGGCGTCCTCGCAGTCGGAGAACTCCACGTCGCCGAACACGTGCGCCTTGCCGCCCTTGCCGTCGGGCCGTCCCCAGCGCGCCAGCGCGTCGGCCGACCCCACCCAGTTCTGCCCGCCGTTCACGTCGCCGAAGGTCAGCTTGCGGTCGTAGCCGCCCGTCAGGTTGCCGTTCTCGTCGGCGGTCTGCAGGGACTTGCCGTAGCCGTACAGGGCGGTGCACACGTTGCCCTCGTCCACGCTGCGCTTGACGCTCACGAGGTCCTTGGCGTAGGTGAAACGCTTGCCGTTGTCCTCGCCGACCTGCTTGGCCATGCACACGCGGCGTGCGGTTACCTTGGTGCCGCTCACCTGGATTTCGAACGACAGCTCGCCGCCCCAAGTGTCTGCCACGTCGTGGATGGCCGCCCATGCGTTGGTGTGGTAGAAGTTCGTGCCGGCCTGCCCGAGGTCGGCCACGGTTCCGACCTGCCAGCGCGAGGAGGACAGCGCCGAGGCCAGCGCGGCGTAGGCGCTCACGTCGTAGGGGCGCTTGTCCTCCAGGTAGTCGCCCAGGAGCTCGATTTGCGCCGAGGTCGGGCAGTAGTACGTGTAGAGGATGCCCGCGCTTGCGCGCTCCTCCTCCACGCCGTCCACGATGTTCTCGTGCCAGCGGCCCTTGAGGTCGCGCCACACCAGGCGGTCGCCCTTGTCGAGGCGCGCCAGCGTTGTGATGCTCAGGGCGTTCTCGCCGTTGACCTCGCGCGTGTCCTCGCACTCGAACAGCGTCTTGATGGGTCCCTTGTACGCCTCCCAGCGGTCGCATGCCCACAGAATCATCAGCCCACGTACCTTTCCGTCCACTGTACCGTCCCGGTGCCGCTGGACAGCTTGAGGCTGTTGGCCCCCGGCTCCAGCGGGAAGAAGTCACTCTCGAAGGTCACGGGCGCGGGGCTGCCGTCCACCGTGGCCTGCGGGGCGGCCATGTCGATGACCACCGCGCTCGATGCCGTCACCGCCTTGTCGATCTGCACGAATTCGCCCGTGCCCATGTTCGTCAGCCGCAGCGCCGACCGGGCCTGACGGTCACGGTGGGGTAGGTGCGGAACGTCCCGCCCACCTGCACGCCCGAGGTGCCCGACACGGTTGCGCGCCCCTCGGCCCCGTAGGCCACGGGGTCGTATGCCGTGAACGTCAGCGTGGCCTCGCCGGTGTGCCACAACGTGTCGAGCGCGCCCGGCGAGGTCAGCACGGCCATGTAGCGCAGGCCCAGGTGCCTCTCGTCGTCCAGCCACAGCTCGGCCTCCTTGAGGCACAGCAGGCGCGAGGCCATGAGGCGGCGAAGGGCCGCCATGTCGTCGGCGGGG